CTGTTGTTAAAGCTGTATTTCCGTTAAGAACTACATCTTCAATATCATTACCTGCCTGTGTTGCCATCAAACGTGCAATGTGATCTTCTAGATCTGCACCCTCGATGTTGTCTTCTAGTGCTTCAGTTGAAAGCTCCCAGTCTAGGCGAAGCTTCTTTGTTGTTAGAGAAATCTTTGAGAAAGTCACTGCACTGTTTGTGCCTGTGTTTTCACCTTCTGAAGCGAGCTTCATTAGTTTCTCTCCGACTGACATACGGTCAATCTCTGTTGTATCGGCCTTCATTCGGACTGTACGGGCGACTTTACCAATTACGGTAGCATCGAACATATAATCTAGAAAGCGGGCTGATTGTTCTGGGTTTAGAAGTCCACCGTTTCCGTTTTCGGAAGCTCTGTGTACTCCTGTACCACCTGTTGCGGAGCCGAAGCCTGTTGATACTGTTGTACCTGCTTCTGCTGCCTTTTCTAATAGTTCATTACTCATTTATTTCACCTACCTTATTTGATTAATTCTTGTACGGAACCGAGGAAAGAACCGTTCCATTTAGATTTGGATTTTTGTAAAACTTCCTGAGACCCGCCAAGGTCACTGGACTTCTTAATTGCAGTGTCTGATTCTACTGCGTCTACACGCTTCTCAACTGTGTTGATAACTGTGTTAATTTCTGCAACTGCCTTTGATAGCGCTGCATTTTGTTCTGCCAATTCTGTAATTTTAGCTTCTACATTCTTTGCGAAAGATTCTACTGAATCTTTGATTGCTGAAACTTCAGCAGATTTTTGTTCTGCTGACTTTGCTACAGTTTCTGAGAAAAAGTTCTTAATTTCGCCAAGCATCTTTGCAAAATCAGGTTCATCAACCTCAACTTCTGATACGTCGGCTGCTTTTTCCAGAGTTTCGGCAGGAGCGTCTGCTACTGCTTCTGCAGGAGCTTCAGCTGGTGCTTCTTCAGCAACAACTGATGTTTCTTCTACGGCTGCTTCTGATACTACTGCATCTTCTGCAACTACGTTTTCTGTGTTTTCTGACACTTCATTACCTCCTTCTGCGTTTGCCTGTTTTGCAATTGTTTGTGTTTCAGGCAACGACACTCTTGATTGCTTGTACGCATCAAGAATTTTATCTATCTCTTTTGCTTTGTTTGTATCATTACTTTCTACCCAACCAATTAGTTCTGCTGGCTTATTTGTAACTGGTGATACATAAGTTTTGTCTGTTGAGATAAAAACAGAATCACTTTCTGCACAATAAAAAATATTTTCCATTTTAACATCTGCTGCTATTCCCTTAAAGACTAGCTGTCCATTAACTTTTGAAATAGACAAAATGTTACATAGCTCATTTGCTGGAGAATCAACAATTGAAAGTTCTATTAAATCATAGTCTTTAATAAATCTAACCGATTGACCAGTAGACTTATTAACTTCATTATCAGACTCATTAATTTTTCCGCCTATTGAAAATCCTGAAAGAGTTCCGTCTAAAACTTTTTCCCATGTGTCTTGTGCGCCTTTTGAAATATATGCATCAACATACACTCCGCTATAAAAAGATTTTGTAGTTGGATCATAAAATGTTTCTGGCTTAAAAGAAACAACTTTTCCAACAGCAAGTGGTGTGTGCATTTCACGAAGGTTGCCACGGAAATTTTCAAAAGCTTTCATGCTTGCTTCTGCTGTGACAACGTCACCAGTTTGATCAACATTGTCTAATGTTGCAAAACCAGAAACAGTTCTCTTCTCACGGTTGACCTTTGTAAAAGGAACTGAGAGATGAATGTTTTCGCCATTGGCAGACCAATAGGATTTTTCTATATTCATATGCTTAATTTTATACCGTTATACTATATAACGCAAATAAGTAGTTGAGCAGATATTATTCTGCTGACCGCCCGTCGCCCTTAGCATTACGACCCTCCCCAGATTTATCAGGAGAATTTGCAGATCGCTCAGAATCTCTGGCTCTAGTTTTTCCAGCCTGAGCAGCCTGTTCTGATGCGGCATCAGCCTTTAAATCAACTACTTCGTCTCCCCCATCAATTGGAATCATACCCTTTCTAATTCTAACCTCATTAGGAGTAATTACCTGCATACGCAAATATCTCTCATCAATTTTTGATTGAGTATCTTCATCGGTAAGGGTAAGTTCATTAAATTTAATTAATAAAGCATCTGTTTTTTCCTCAATAATTTTATTCAATTTCTTTGCTAAATTATTTTGAGCTGGACCACAAACTTGCTCTCTAAATGTTTTGTCAGCATCTCTAGCCACGGCAAGATTAACTCCTGCTGGGGTTCCAACCTTATTAATAGGGACTCTGTGTGCAAGTAGTATCTCGTCTCTATTTGATAGTCTGTAGGTATTAAACGACCCCTCTTGTGTACCAGCCTCAATTGGCTCCATTTTAAATTCAACTTTTGAGTCTGGAGAATCTGGAGGCAACGGGATATAAAGAGACCTATGATTTTTACCTTTAAGTCCGACTTGGAAAAACTCAAGAAGCTTTCTTTCTGATTCTGTAGAAAGCTTTGCTCCCTTTACTGTAATAATATATCTTGGCACTGCTTTATTTTCAAAGTAGTCTAAATTATACTTGCCAGCAAATTCGTTACCAGCCATTGCATTTTGCGCTGCAATGATATCTGGAATTCCATAATAATTATTTGTAGGAGTATACTTCTTTAAGTGAATAACTTCATTTGGTCTATCTTCAGCACCAGCAATTGGGTTCTCTGTTGAAAGGTCGCCAAAGTTACGGAAATAAACAGCCTTTCCATAAAGCAGCTGAATAAATCCATCACGCAGTCTACGAACTCTCATTGTCTTTGCTGGGATATGACCAATATATCCAATGTTACCAGCAACCGTTCTTCCAATTTCAATATATCCATTTCCAGTTGCTTCTAAGTCTACATAAGCCTTTATTAATGTTTCTGTAAATGTTTCTTCTTCGTTAACAGACTCTAGCCATTGCTCTAAATCTCTTTTAATTCTATTTATTTTGTTTCTTGCTCTTTCAAGCTGTTTAGGGTCATCGATTTCATCAAGAGCATCTTTTGTTTTGCCAGTCTCTTCAAAAGAATAGCCTAGACCAACAATATTTGAAACCTTAGCATTTATTGCAGCGTAGTTATATGGAGAAATTTCATAAATTTTTGATAGATATTCTAGGTTGTATGGGGGCTCGATAAGATCGAACATTGCATAACCAGTAATTGCTTGGGCAAGTAGGTTCTGTTGCGTTGCGGTTCCGTCTATACCAACAAATCTTTTTTGAAGATCTCTTCCTACTTTTCTGCGAAAAGAAGATCCCAGTCCATTTATCTTTCTTAATTCTTCTCCATCAATTTTAAACGGATCTGTTTCTGTCGAGGTAGTTGGAGCATTAAACTTCATCCAGTCTGCTACATTAGATATGCTAATAGAATCTTGTGTTTCGTTGTCGTCTTCAATAAATTCCATTATCTATTTCCCCCATTTTTTAAAGCTTTCATTTCATCTTTATAGTTTCCAATATCCAACGGATCTGGAACTAGTCCCCAGTCAAGTCTTTGTTTTTGATGTTCAAATTCTTCGTCTGATATTTTTCTTCTGTTAGAAAGAAATTTAGGCCCGCCCTCATATATGCCGTATGAGCGAACCTCTCTAGCCAAAGCATCGATTCTGGATCTATTTCCTTTTTTGGACGTGATCGAAAGAAAATTCCCATCATCATCTCCAATCCATCGACCATCTGGCATTTCCCAGACATATATTCCTAGTGTTGTTTCTTCAACAGTGGTCTGATTTATTCTTTTAATATCCATAGGATAATATGATACCATTCTTTAATACATAAGTCTACATTTTGTCACGAAAATGTTCAGGTTATACGCTTTGGATGACAACCCAGTCATTATTATAGTACTTTAGCTCGCTATCTGTCAGGGTAATGGCTGGTTCCGTTACGCTAGACTGTGGTTGCCCAGTATATAAATTAAAGTGGGTGCTGCATATGCTATCTGTAATTTCCTTTTGATATATTGCTATATTTTTATATAAATTCTGACCCCCGCCAACATTTAAATCTATTGGACCAGTAATTGGAGATGTAAAAACAACCACTATATGATGAGGCTGGTCTGCTACAAGATATGACGATATGTTAGTCTGAGACGAAATGTCGACATTATTTACATATATCTTACTTATATTGCTTTTGGTTATTAAACCACTATTATTCCATGAAAGCCCATTTACCAAACCATTTCCTATTAAAGAAGTTGGAGTGTAAATCATCTCTATAGATTTAATTTGCGACAAAGTATTTATTGTAAATTTATCAGTTAAAGGTCTAATCCCATTCATGTAGTTTCTAGATAAAACAGGGTATTTAATTGAAGACAAATTATAGTCAGAGGTTGAAGTAATTTTATCCCCGTAGTTATCTGCATATAAAGATCTATCTGAATAAAAACTTACACAAAAAAATGAAAGCTTTGGTTTGTATTTTGTAACATCTGAAGTTGTCATTGTAATCTCAAGGTATAGCTTATACTCTGAAGAAAATGAGCCAATTTTATATTGTGGTATTGGACTACCATTTGAGCATACCTGCCAATTAATTCCGTCTACGCTTGAACGAACAGATATATTTTCTGAATCTCTCCATTCAATTTTAGAGGTGGATATGCCCAAACTATTTGGAATCAATATTTCGTCTTGATATATAAATGTTTGAGCTCCAGATAAATCAGAATAAAAAGAAACATACTTAAGATCATTTTCGTAATAGGTATTAGAGGATAAAATGTCTTCCCATTTTTTATTAATTGGATAAGAATACTCATAGGTTGATTTTATATTTGCATCTGTTCCAGAAAACAAAACTCCCTCGTCTGGGAAAACAACCTGAATTGCTGAAGATGTAATATTGCCATCAACATAATGTTTCTTTATTGCAGGTTCTGTTAAGGCATATCTATATATTGCTGGTGCATCTACTATAAATGAATCTTGAGCAGTATTGCATGGTCCTATTGATGGCTCAAAATTAGTTGCAGAAAATTTAAAATTAGACAAAGATTTTGATGCAGCCTGAATACCATCTATATAAATTATAATAGATTTTGTTGTATAAACTGCAACTATATATATTGATTTTTTAATATATGGCAGAGTATACTCTACAGACTCGCTGCCAACCTTAAAAACAATATTTCCCTTTTGCCAAAACACGCCTGTCTCATTTGTTCCAAATATCTTTTGAGAATCGTTAGATGATCCATAAAACATTGGATAGATCCAGGCTTCCATGGTAAAATCGTTATCGCTTGTATATTTAGTTGCCAGCCCTTCTACTGCTGTAACAGCATAGTAGTTTTTAGTTACTGGAAGCGTTATTGATGAAGAGCTTGTTATTAAAGTTCCCCTTGTTCCACCAGAGACTAGTGGCAATATATTGTAGTTAAAAGATCCAGAATAAACTCCATTATTTGAACATCCCGAAAAATCATATGCAGTGGTTCCACTACTTTCGTCAAGCCTCCAAAATCCTATTGGATTTTCCTGCATGATTTTTGACTGATAGCTCATTTAAATCTTAGCCCTCGTTGTCAATATCAAATGTTGGAGCATTTTTATAAAAAAACAGAGGAACACAATATTTTTTGCCCGACTGAACAATTTTTGCTTGATGCAGATAATCTGGAGTAGAAGGGAAAAAAATTAAGCATCCTGCTTCTGGTTTAATAGTAATCCCATGTTGAGGAAATGCTAGCTCTCCACCCTCATAATTGTCATTCATATAAAGAACTGCAGACAATATGGTTTGATTGTCGTCTCCTGGGTAAGCATCAAAGTGGGGACCCATGTCTGCGCCAGTTTCATATTCTTTAATTTCAAAAGTGCTAGGTAAATGCGGAATATCTTTTATGTCTAAAGCCTTAAAGTATTTTTCTGCCAATTCTTCTGCAGCTTTTCTTATAACCTCTACAAGATCGTATGCTATTAAATCTCCTCCTGATGGCTCATCAGAATGGTTAAAAATAAAATGTCCAGTCTTGGTGCGGCCATAAAAAAAATCTGATTCGTCGTTTGCAGCCCATGGCGTCCATGGACCTAATTGTTTTATTGGGTTTCCTTTTATGCTAAATCTTTTTTCATCTTCAAATCTTAGATCTAAAGCTTCTAGCTCTTCGGGCCAGGTCTCCATTAAATTTATAACATTTTTAAAAACAAATATTTTATCAGCAAAAACTGTAACATTTTCTGTTAAGTCTTTAACACGAACATCTACCATTATTCTTCACCCTTACCCTTATAAACTGGAGCATTTCCAGCGGCCTTATCTTTTGCCCATTCTTCATAAGAACGGTCTTGTTCTTTTCTTGTTGCTGCTAATTCGTCAGCCCATCTTTGTCTTTGCTCTTCTGTATATTCTATTCTAGCATCGTCCCAAAATGAGCCTATTGTGTATCTGTCTCTTTTAGTGTTTTTTACTTGAGTAACTTCGTGTTCATTTCCATGCCCGCCTTTAAATATTGCATACAAACCAACTTTTGGCTTTATGGCTATATCGTAATGTTGAAAATTTAATATGCCTCCATCAAAATCATCATTTAAGTATAAAAATCCAGCATACCTACTTCTTTCAAACGCAGTTGGCTTTCCGTCTTTTGAGTTATCTGAATGAAAATCTGCAAATGCTCCCTCAACCCATTTTTGAGCATGATAACTAATTTCTGCAAACTTATGGCCAAATATATCTTCCCCACACTTTTTAAATTTAAACTTTAATCTATTAAAATAATCTTCTGGTAAACCAAACTCTGGTAAAGAAGGATCAGAATCCCAAAATCCCATAGCAAATGAATCATAAAAAGAAATTTGATTCCATTTAAGTCTTCCGCTTTCAACTAATGATTCTAAATATTTAATCATAGCATCTGCTTCTTGCTCAGAAATAAAATTTTCAACAGTAAAGACGTCATCTTTCCATTCTTTAATTGTTGGATATCTATCTAAAATTTCTTGACTAATCACTTTTCTTCCTTTGTTAATTGTTTAATAGTCCAAAACCATGGTGAAGTATATCTTGTTCCGCTTGTAACTTTATCCACACCATGAATATAATTTTTGTCTCCTGGGAAAAAATATACTGCTCGTCTCTTTGGCTTAAAAGCAATTTTTTGTAATGGGAAATGAAGCTCTCCACCTTCATAATCTTCATTTAAATAAAATATCGTTCCTAGGTCATACCAAGGAAAATCATTTTCGGTTCCTGCATCTGGGCCTTCATGCAACTCTTTATCTGCATGAGGGAACTGAAACGTTCCTACTGGCCACCTAACTATAGCTGGATTTGTTGGCTCAACTTCTACAACACCAAAAAAATCTTCTATGACTGGCTTAAATCTTGCTATTACATCACGCAGCATATCTACTACCTTTTGATCTGCTTTCATTAGTGTGTTTAGTGTTGCTACTCTATTTTCCCACGGCCTGTGGTCATATATAATGGTTCCGTTTTCATTAAAATGAGATTCTGTTACGTCCCAAATTTTGTTGTTTCTAGCAAAATTTTCTAGGTAATCACATTCTTCTTCTGTAAGAAAGTTTTCTATCTCCCCAATCATTTCTGGGCCAGATCCAAAATACCCTGATGGAGTAATTGACTTTCTTGCTGTTCTAATATGCTTGCCATCTTCTAAAGAGTCATGATTTTGAATGATATCATCTTCATGTGCGCTTTTAAATAAAACATCGTTGTTAAAAGAAATTATATTATCCATGGTTCTCCTTATTCATAGTTTTTTTTGATCCAAGTTGTTTTTTTATAAACTCCACCAAATTTAACTCTAAATTTTGATACGATTGACATATGTCTGTCGTACATTTCGTCATTACTATAGTATACCATCTCTGAAGTCCAAGCTTCTCTTTTTATTGGAAAGATTTGAGCAAATGGGGTTCCCTTGGGGATTAGACCAGAAAAACCTTCTTTTAAAAAGAATGGCATTAGTCCTGGTAGAGTATATCTATCGCTGTCTATTATTCCATTAACTGTTAAAAATGGTAAATCATTTCTATTAAGTGGAGAAGTTACTAAAGCACTATATCCTTCTGGCATCTGTATTCCCCAGTTAGGCCACCAATGAAAATGTTTTTTGCTGTATCCGTGAGGATATTCAAACTGAGGCATACTACTTCTTGCCTCACAAAAGTCTTTATATTTTGGATCAATTATAACGTAAGGCTCTCCTTCATATTGAGCAAACATTATGTCTGTAGGAGTTCTTAAAACATAACCTGTTGAAAAAACATCTAGCAATGCTGGACAAGCCTTGAAGCCTAATGACTTTTCTAATTCATCGTCCTTATTATAAGAAGCCATTATTGGATCTCCGCTGTCATCAACCCAATACTTTGTTGCATCTTTCCACCAGCTTGGCATAAAATTTTTAGCTGGCCCTGGCTCTAATAGCTTATGTTCTTCTTCATTGTTATAAGGTCTAGCTGATCCAAACTTAATCTTTGGCATTATCTACCACCTTTAATTTTAAACTTTTAACTTCATGTTTTCCTAGTTTATTCCCTAAATAATCTACAGCATCACGATAAAAGTTAGTCCATTTATTTTCTTCTGCAAGCTTGGCAACATATTTAATGTGATCTGTTTCATTATATTGATCTGCATAAGGAGAGGCTGGCATGCTTTTTTTAGGCAACAGCTCTACTTCTGATAACTCTATTTCTCCTAGGGAAATAGGAATTACAGATATTACTGGGTATCCTGCTGGTATTGTAATTGGAGTATATGGCTTTGTTATTCTCCATGCTACTGGAAATTCTGCAGTATAAAAAGAAGTGCTTATTGCTGTCGTAAATGGCTGAGCCCCATCTAAAAAATAATTAGGAGCTGGCATTCCAAGCAAACTTACATTTTCTTCGGTCTTAAAAATTAAGCCTGTTTTAAAGCTTATAGTTGCATTTGCTCTTTCGGTATAACAATACTTATGTCCTGCAAGTATTTTTACATGATCCTTACTTGAATCAGATTTGCCGTTCCAAATAAAAGTTATGTCTTCTGGAAAAGATAACGACCAGCCTAAAGTATTTGTTAGGGTTACAGGAAAGCATGTGTACGCATGCCTGTCATATGTCTGCTCCATCCATTCACGTTTTGCTTGCAACGGTAGTAGTGTGGCAGCATTTTCAGAAGAAACATAAGCCTTTATTTTATGCATAACCTTCTGTATATCTTTTCTCTATTTCTCTATAGTCTGGTGTATGTGGAGCTTCTAAATAATCAAGCATTGTGACAATAGAGTACTTTGTTCCACTTGTGACTGGCATAGCTGAGTGAGAATAAATATAAGAAGATGGGAAGAGGTATAGGTCACCAGCTTTTGGTTTAATCTTCAAATTAAACTTATCAAAAAATAGTTCGCCGCCTTCATAATCATCATTAATATATCCTACAGATGAAAGAACGCAAATGTAAGAGTAGCCGTGGTCTGAATGAACTTGAAAGTGTTGCTGAGGACCATATTTAACAAAATTAAACGATTCCCAGTAATTTAATGGGGCTAGGCCAAAAGCATTTCTATACTCTTCTACTGGCTTTAGTTGTGCGGTGTATGCATCTTCCCAAATTTTTTCTAGCTCAATTTCTGGTTCTTTTCTATCTTCTTTGCTTACATACTGCATTGATAGCATTAAACTATCATCGCTATTTCTTTTAATTTTAAAATCATGAGCATCTCTATACTTTAAATCTGTATGTGCATATCCAGTTTGAGACTGGTTCCACTTATACTTTCCTTCGCTTTTGCTTAAAGAGTTTTCTAGTCTATTTACAAGATCCATCTCTTTAGTAAAAACATCTCTATACACAACAATTCCGTAATGTAAATATTCGGCATTTGGAGAAAACATTATTTTATACCGTATTTCCTTTCTATATAATTCTCATACTCTACAGTATGAGTGTCGTCATTGTAATCAAGCATTGTTACAAATGAGTACTTTGTTCCAGATCTTACTGGCATTGCTACATGAGAAAACAAATATGTGGATGGGAATATGTATAAATCTCCAGCTTTTGGTTTTTCAAAAATATTTAACTTTGGAAAAGCTAATTCTCCTCCAGTATAGTCGTCATTTGGATAAGAAACTAATGAGACTGTAGACACATATGACCATCCATGATCAGCATGCTCTTTAAAATATTGTCCTGGGCCATATTTAACTACATTTGTCCATTCCCAAAAATCCATTTTAATTTGATAAAAATTACAATATTCATCAACATACGGTTTTTGTGAATCATAAACATATTTATATATGTCGTGGTCTTTACCTAAATCGCTTATCTTAAAATCATAACAATCTCTATACTCTATATCTGTTTCTTCTAAACCTACTTGAGCTTTATTCCAAGAACATTCTTTATTTAATACAGAGTTTTCAATTTTATTAATCACATCAAAAGAGGTGTCAAATACGTTTTGAAATTTCCATATTCCTGGGAATATTTCTATTTTATCCATATGACTACTTTATCATTTAATAATTAGTTAGTCAACATTTCGGTTGGACAACCGTTATAAGCCAGCATTCCTCCAGCTACAATGAGCCCAAATGGGTCTCTGTAGAATAGTAAAGTTCTTGTTGAATCTATAATTCTTTTTATGCTAGTAATTGGAGTAATTTCTTTTTGACCATTAGAATAAGTAACTAATGAATCTCCAACAACTAGGTCTTTTGTGGTTACAATACAGTATTTATTATTTCTATAACATAAAACATCTTCCATTAAAGAGAAACGTTTATTTTGATCTTCATTAAATATTAAAGTTTTATTATGGGTTTCTTCTAATATATTAGTTACAATAGAATCAATTAATTGTATCTCTCCTATATCTTCAGACTGCCATCCGCTAACAATTTCTGAACATTTTTCTGTAACGTCTCCAAATGAACAGTCATCTGATCCCAAAGGAATGTCCTTGAAGTAAACTAGCTTTAAGGTGTCTCCAACCTTAATATCTTTTGCCTTTTTATTTCCTTCAGAAGTAAGAATTTCTGTATCTTCTTGAATGCAAAATCTAGGTGGGCTAAAGAAGCGTGGTGGGCTAAAGAACCCTGGAGGACCAAAGAATCTAGGTGGGCTAAAGAAGCGTGGTGGGCTAAAGAACCCTGGAGGACCGAAGAATCCTGGAGGTCCGAAAAATCTTGGTGGCTGGAAAAATCCTGGAGGTCCAAAGAATCCT